GCGCTGCGCCAGCTCCGCCGCCAGGCGCACGCGAAATTCGACGCGCTGTGGCGACCATGGGAGGCACAGAAGGCGGCGTACCCAGAATCAACTGCCGTGCACGGCAAGCTCCGGTATCTGATGCGCACACGCACCTACGAGTGGCTGGCTCATCACATGGGCAGAGCCCGGGCCGAAACGCATATCGCGATGATGGATACGACCGAGGTCCTGCAGGTGCTCGCAATTCTGGATGAGCACCAGCCAACGCCGATCACGATTCGTACTTGGTGCAAACAGCGCATTTCGAACGCTCCAATCGATCAAACACATCAGAGGCAACAATGAACGCAGTATCTCTCCCTTCGTATGGATCGCCCCTTGGCGGCGGCTTCTTTGCCGGCCGCATCCTGATCGCCAGCGTCGCCTACGCGCTCATCGTGGCGCCGAAAGCGGAGGGGGACTTCGCGCCTACCGAATGGATCGAAGATTACAAGGATGTGCCGGGTGCCCGCAGCTTCAACGACGGGCTGGCGAACACTGCCGCGATGGCCGTCGCTGGCAGCGAATTGGCAAAGCGGGCACGAGACCTGCGCATCGGGGGCTTCGAAGACTGGTACGTCGCCAGCCAGGACGAAACAGAGATCTGCTATCGCAACTTAAAGCCAGGTACGGACGAAAACTCGCTCTACATGCGGTCCGGCATCAACGTCAGCGCGATCCCGCCGACCTATCCGTACTCACTCGACTTCCCGAAGCAGACGGAAAGCGAACTGTTTCGCACGGGCGGCAGCGAGGCCTTCGAGGAAGTGGATTACTGGACCTCGACGCAGCACGCCTCGCTCAGCTACGACGCCTGGAGCCAGCTCTTCGCCGACGGCACCCAGGACGGCTGGTTCAAGGACAACCACTACAGGGCTCGCGTCGTCCGCAGGTTAGCAATTTAACCATTCATCCATTTTCTTCCTCCGGGAGCCCGCAATGATTCCGCAAGTCGAATTGATCGAACGATGGGAAAACGTCCCGCGCGTGCTCGACGCCATGACCGAGCATGAGCGTCAGAAACACTGGGATATGAGCGTGTGGGGGCGCATTACTGAGTGCGGCACCGTGCATTGCGCCGCCGGCCGCTGTGGGCTCGATCCGTGGTTTCGTGATCGCGGGTTCAAGTTCGACTTCGATCCGAACGGCGAGCCGCAGATATCGAACGTCATGCCCTTCTTCGGCGCCGAGGGTTCATCGCGGATATTCCTGGATTCTTCTCGCCGCCCGGTCGAGACGGTGATCGAGGAGGTTCGCAACTACACGCTCGAACTTCAGAAAATCGCGGCATTGATGGCCGCGCCCGGGCTCCCCGCTGTCGGCGATCCGTGGCCGGAACAAGGCGGGATCTATGCCGGCGCCCGTGTTGGTCGCGACGGTGCCCCCGACTATTTTTTGATCGTGGGCCCTGAATATGACGGTGCGCTCACATGGAACAGAGCGATCGACTGGGCGGCGGGAATTACAGTGGACGGGCACAGCGACTTTAGATTGCCGCTGCGGATCGAGCAGTCGTCGCTTTTCGACCGCGTGCGGCAACTCTTCCAGCCAATGTTCTATTGGTCCGGGGAGCAGCACGCCTCGGGCAGCGGCTACGCCTGGAGCCAGGACTTCGCCTACGGCAACCAGTACGACTGGTACAAGGGCAGCTACTGCAGGGCTCGCGTCGTCCGCTCCTTGATCATTCGATGATTCAATAATTTTCTTTTCAGCATGGCCTTTCACACCACATTGCCGATCTACAAAGTCGCCTACGACCTATTGAGCGTCTCCGTGGACTATGCCCTGCATATGCCACGCCCGTTCAAGCAGGCCATCGGCGGTCGAGTCAGAGATCTCTGCATTGATGTCGTACTGCTAATCATTCGGGCGAACTGTGCGGCAGTCAAAACGCCGTATCTAACGCGCGGTAATGCCGTAAAATGCAGCACTTCACGCGAGGTCACTCATGCCAACACTTCACGGCGGGCACGGCACTCTCACATATGCGCGCTGGAAATCCATGATGCAGCGCTGCTACAACAAGAAGGCCACGAACTATCGGTATTACGGCGCGCTGGGCATCCGCGTGTGCGAACACTGGCACGACTTCGCGGCGTTTCTCACGGATATGGGCGCGTGTCCGGATCGGTCGATGACACTGGATCGGTTGAAGAACGAAATCGATTACACGCCCGGCAACTGTCGGTGGGCGACGAAGGCGGATCAAAATCGCAATCGCCCCAATCATTGCGTGCAACTCACTCATATGGGCATCACGCGAACAATCACAGAATGGGCCGTGGAAATTGGCATGCCTGCCAACGTGCTCGGAATGCGCATTCGCGATGGCTGGAGCGTCGACCGCGCGCTCTCCACGCCGCGCAAACTTCGCTCTCCCGCACGCAGATCGCCATCGCAGAACAAGGGTCGCCCGCGACTCAACGCCCCGCGGTAAGTCAGACAGCAAACAGCTACTTCGGCCTGATGCGGCAGGCGACACATAGCCGTCGCGATCGCGCGCGGCTCGCGAAACTGCTGTTGCTTCGCGGCCATGCCGTCAATTTCTCTCTTACGAAGACTTATCGCGGGCGCAAGGAAGTGACGGCATGAGCACGCCCGACGAAATCAACATGATGCTAGCCGACATCGAGCAGCGCGAATCGAAGCTGTCCGACTGGGAACGCAGCTTCGTTGACGACATCAGCACGAAACTCGGCCGTGGCGGTTCGCTCACAAGCGGCCAGGACAACAAGCTACAACAGATCTGGGAACGAATAACGTGACAACGTACATCTTTGACACGGAAACCACCGACCGCGCCGACGGCGAGATCATCGAAGCCGCTTGGATGCAATTTGCGCCTGTCTACGACTTGGGCGGCCAAAGCGATCAAATCGACCTGCGCACAATCGGCGAGCATTCGTTTCGATACAAACCATCGAAGCCAATCTCCTTCGGTGCCATGGCAGTCCATCACATCCTTCCGCACGAACTGGAAGGCTGCCCGCCATTCACCGAGTTCGCACTGCCTGCGAACACCGTGTACATCATCGGCCATTCGATCGAATTCGATTGGAAAGCTGCCGGGTCGCCGAAGCACGTGAAGCGCATCTGCACTCACGCGATCGCGCAGTGGCTCTGGCCCGACGCATCTGGATACTCGCAGAGCGCGCTGATCTACATGCTGCTAGGAGCCACTGAGCAGACTCGGGACCTGCTGCGAGGGGCGCACGGCGCGCTGACGGATGTGCGGAACAATCACATTCTGCTGCAGCACATCCTGGCCCTAAAGCCAGAGATCACGACCTGGTCGCGGCTGTGGGCGTACAGCGAGCAATGCCGCATTCCGCGCACCTGCCCGCTCAAACGCTGGGATGGCGTACTTCTGGAGGATATGGACGACGGTGCGATCAACTGGTGTCTCGATCAGCCTTGGTTGGACCCCTATTTCCGCAAGGGACTTGAGAACGTCATGCAGGCCCGCCTCCCGCGGCGCGCGCACGTCGACGACGACTATTCCCTAGAAATCGAAGAAGACGATGATCGCGAGGACGACGATTCACGGACCGGCCCGGACGATATGGAGGCGTGAAAATGAACATCGCGGCACCCTCCCAACTCCCCACTCGCAACACAGGAGTCCCTATGCACGCCAATACTACGCACGCGAAGGCCCTTGACTGGTGCCGTAGATATCGCCGCGAACTGCATCGTTATCTGCTGCGCCGGTTGCGAAAGCCGCAGGACGTGGATGATCTGGCGCAGGAGGTTTACTTGAGGCTGTGCCGGATCGATGACGAGAAGGCTGTCGAGAAGCCGCTGGCCTATCTCTACGGCATCGCCTCACATGTGCTGGCGGACTTTCGCATTGAGATTGAATGCGAGCGAGAGGTCATCGAGCATTGCGGCATTGACGACGATGAGTGGTACGACTGCCCGAGCTGCATTCTGCCCGATGACTTGGGCGAGCGATTAAATTTACAACAGCAGATCGCACGTGCCCTGGCGCAACTGCCGGCGACACATGCGGCGGTGTTATTGGCGCACAAGCGGGACGGCTTGTCATATGACGAAGTGGCCGCGAAGCTCGGCCTAAGCATTCACACCGTCGAGAAGTACGTGACGCAGGCGAAAGCGCGGATTCGAACTATGAGCTGGGAACGATGATTTTCACGCAGCCCACGTCTCACGCCCATTGCTCCCCCGCTGGAGCGTCGATGGCGCGGGCTGCATTTTTGTCCATTGAGGGATCAGCCATGAGCAGCCAACTTCAACTCGCGAAACGAACCATCGCCATCCAGCAGCAGCGGATGACTTCGCTGCGCCATGAGAAGGATGCAGTCGTCAACGAGAACATCGAACTGCAACTGACGATTGCCGAACTCAAGCGTGAAGTCGAGAGGTTGAGTGAGTTTGTGAGTTCGACACCGAGGTCGTTGCAATGAACGGTCCGCGTCTCATCTGCTTCGGCTGCAGCAAAGACACAACGATGCTCAAGCCGGTGTGCGATGACTGCCTGGGGCTCGGCGGCGAAGTGCGCCGCTCCATCTGCATGCTCTGTGAGGCTGGGCTGCTGGTCGATGCGCTGGGCATGCACCAGTCACGAGACGGCGGACATGCGGGGCGATGCACGGCGGTGGCGACATGACTATCAAAGTTCGTCCGATTCTGATGAGCGCGCCCATGATCAGAGCGGAGCTTGCTGGATATAAGTCTCAGACGCGGCGGATCGTGAAGGACCCCGGGCTCTACGCGATCGGGTTTCCGCACGATGCGACGACGCGCGCCAGAGAACTGATTGCGTTGGCTTCCCAGTGCCCCTACGGCGTGCCCGGAGATCTGCTGTGGGTCCGCGAGACTTGGGCGCGGCGCAGCGAGATGAAGGCGGCTATCTACAAGGCTGACGAGGTCAATGCGATCGGAGCCTACGGAGCGGTGCGCTGGACTCCATCGATCTACATGCCGCGCTGGGCGTCCCGTCTGACACTACGGATTACCGGGGTTCGTGTGGAGCAGCTGCAGGACATCAGCGAAGCGGATGCCAGGGCCGAGGGCATTGCTTTCACGCTAGGTCGCGATCCGTATGCGTCAGGCAGTGCTGCTTGTCGGTGGGCCTCCGCCGTTCACCCGGACCGAGCCTGGAACTCTGCTCGGGCGGCTTACGAAGAACTGTGGGAACACATAAATGGCCCCGGGTCCTGGGCAGAGAATCCGTGGGTTTGGTGCATTTCATTCTCTTGCATTGGTAAGAACGTAGACGCGGTTCTGGCCGACATGGCGAGGGCTGCATGAGCGACACAACAATCGAATGGACTCGCGGCAACGATGGCTCGTCGGGCAAGAGTTGGAATCCGATGCGCGGGTGCTCTCTGGTGTCCGATGAATGCGCTGGATGCTATGCGCAGAGCATCGCGCGCCGCTTCTCAGGTCCGGGTAAGCCTTTCGAGGGATTGATCAACCGCCACGGCAAGTGGAACGGCGTAATGCGACAAGCGCCCGAGCACACGCTGTATGCACCGCTCACTTGGCGCGAACCTACGCGCGTCTTCGTCAACTCCATGACGGACCTGTTCCACGAGAATGCCGAAGAGTGGTGGATAGATCAGATCTTCGCGGTGATGGCGCTCTGCCCTCAACACACATTCATCGTGCTGACAAAGCGCGCAGAGCGGATGCACGCCTACTGCACGGCCTCAGATGTTGAGAATCGTTTGGAGCCATTCAAATGGGGAATCATCGAAGAGCGCGTGGACCCATTGAACAGACGCACCGACGACATTCGCGCAACTGCGATCGATGAATGGCCGTTGTCTAACGTCATCCTGGGCGTGTCTGTCGGGCGGCGCGCATTCCTGTCTCGCATCGACGAACTGCGCGAGACACCGGCAGCCGTTCGCATGGTGAGCTTCGAACCGCTGCTGGAGGACTTCAGAAAACTCTCACTCTGGGAGTATCGAGCACCAAAGCTGCCGGTAGGTCCGTACAGATGCCAAGCAGAGACTGCGAGCGGCCCAGAACTTTCACGCTGCGACAAGCACCCCGACTGTCTATGCGGCGGTACATCCGTTAGCCCTGCACCGGCCTGCCCCGCCTGCGAGGACGCCCCCGGGCCGGAGAATCAGCCGTGCTTGGTGTGTGGATTGGCGGCGTCTAAATCGGTTGTCGATGTCTGTGCGCAGGAATTGCGCGAATGTATGGAGGAAGGCTATGGCGTGGTAGTCGAGACTGTAGACGCTCGCAGGCTCGTAAATATCATCCTTCGCAAGAGCAGGAACGTCTGGCGCCACATAGCCGACTGGTGGCACGGGCCTCGCCTCACTGATGCCGAGCATCGCGAGTTCACGCAGTCGATCATCCCGCAGCGCGTCGGCAGCAATCCCCCGCCACCGGGGCCGCCATTTCGAAACATCGACCGGGATTACGGGTTGCCCAGTCCTCAGCAATACCCGCCTATGCCGGGAACTATCGTCGACCTCGGCCCGGATGAGCCGACGCCGATCTGGCCGCAGTCAGGCAATGCCGGCCCCGCCACCCTTGCGGCGCTCACAGCTGACGACTTGCGCCGAATCGTCCGAGAGGAAATCGAGCGTGCTCTGCGTCCGCCTTGGCAGAGCGGGAAGATGGGGCCTGGATGAGCGCAGCGCGCAAAATCACCCTCCAGGCATGGGCGGTACGCCATTACGATCCACCGCCAGGAATCGCAACTCTGCGCGCCTGGGCCCGGGACGGTAAGATCCAGCCGGCGCCGCAGAAGGTTGGCCGGACCTACTACGTCCACCCAGACGCGCGGCACATAGACGACCTCGACAACAACAAGACAATGAGCGCGCTCATCAATGGCTCCGCGGCAGCGTAAGGGCATCAACCGACCCCTGCCTCATGGCATGCGGGGGCGCGACGGGTATTACTCCTGGCGCAATCCCTTCGACGGCGTAGAGCATGGGTTAGGTCGTGATCGGCAGAAGGCCATCAGCGAAGCCCGGGCGGCGAACGCCTACATTGCCCAACGGCAGGCTAGCAGCCTTGTCGATCGCATCTCGGGGGCGGCTCAACAGTCTTGGGGCGCCTGGCTGGACAAGTACGAAAAGCTGCTGGCGGCCCGCAACCTGAAACCGAATACCCGCCGAACGTACAAGAGCCTGCTGCTGCGCGCCCGCCGCACATTCCCGAGCGATATCCCGATTTCTCAGATCACGACACGGATGGCGGCAGACGCGATCGATGCGTTGATCGGCGAAGGCCACGCCCGTTTGGCACAGTTCGTTCGCTCTTTCCTGGCCGACTGCTTCCGTGAGGCAATCGCACAAGGGTGGGTGCGTACGAATCCGCTGGATGCCACCAGAGCCGTTGCCGTCACGGTGCGGCGGGCGCGGCTCTCCATGGAAACGTTCCAAGCCGTCTACCGCGCCGACATCCCGGTCTGGCTGCGCAACGCCATGGCCTTGGCTATCGTAAGCGCACAGCGCCGCGAGGATATCGCCCATGCAAACGAACAAAATACGCACTTTCGCCTGTCCCTTCAGCTACTTGCGCTGAAAAATGGCGTTGAAAAAACGTGCGAATACCTTACATCACGTCGTAATGGATTCAAATGGTTGCGGCTGTATATTGGAGGGTCAACCGGGCGCGCAGATCGTCCGCCCGGCGGTGCGCCCATGACCGCCTCCCCTCACCCTCGCTGGCCCAGCCCTCACCACGTCAAGGCGGTATACAATTCACCCGGATAAATAACTTGACTTCATACCCGGATACTATATGCTCTCTCCCGTGCTCACTACCGAGCAACACCAACGCCAGGTTGGTATGGCGCAGGAGACGAGAGATGAGCAAAAAAACTTACTTCGCCGTAGCTGTCGGCAGTTCCACGGATATGCAGCGCCATCCATCGCCTGATTTCACATGCGAGCACAAGCACAAAACACCCGAAGCCGCGCGGCACTGCCAGGAAAAATTGATCGGCTTTGATGCTAAAACTCGGCAGTGCTCCGCCAAGTGGTACAACAGCTTCGTTGTTGTCGGCGGCTGCTCTACTGGCTCTGGTTATCGTACCGTTGGCAATTGGGCTGAATCGCCGGACAACGCATCCGCCAATCTCGCCTAAGTCCCCACTCTGGAGCGTCGCGCAGGATGCTCTGGAGTGTGGATTTACCGCACACACGAAGGAGTCGCAGACCTAATGGCAGTCAAGAAGAAGGCGCCTAAGAAAACGCTCGGCCGGCCGCCGCTACCCGAAGAGCAGCGCAAACTCGCGATTGAAGTCACCCTGTCGCGGGAGACAATCGCGCGAGCGCGGCAAATCGGCGGGGGTGGGAAGCGCGATGTGTCTAAGGGCCTTACGATGGCGGTAGATGTGTACGCGCGGGATTGAGATTGCGATTGAGAGGTTTGTGGAGAGGTAGAGCGGAGAGTGCGATGGGATTTCAGTCGTGATTGAAGGTAAAGAACTTGAAGTTGGCCGTGAGTACGACTGGCGGGTTACTGTTTCAATCCACGCCCTTCACCATTGAAGGGCGACGCCCACCCGAGAAGCATGAAACAATTGCGACGAACGGACTTTGGGTAATCGGGTCCGCCCAAATACCCGTCAGCAAACCAGCAAGATTTGCACCCACACAAAATGTGGAGTATGGTTCGCGCGTGCTTGGCGTAGGCGTCGGTTACTTCTCCTTCCAAGAGAGTGATGTCGGTTCGAGTCCGGCCAGCCGCTCAGGTGGCTGTCGTCTAACTGGTAGGACACTTTGTTACCCGTCGTCGCTTGTTCCAGCGAGATTTGCGTGAGTGGTGATAGGCGGCAGTTACTTCTAACAGCCCGCGAGGGCCCACCGCCGGCTAGAAACCGGCAACTCGGGAAACCGAGTCAACTGCTCCCGGCTGTTCCCTCATGATTTCTTGTGCGTGGCGTAGGTAAGAGTTACTTCGGTAAAAAGCACTCTTGCCGCTTGTTCCCGCAACAGGTTGTGTGGGTGGTGAAGAGAACGGTTACTTCTTTTTTTTGTAAAGAACGATGGGTTCGATTCCCATACGAGTCTGAGAGGATTCGTGGCAAGGCGCCAAATATCCGTTTTCGCTTGTTCCACCAATTGCGCCAAGCCTTCATCGTCACAACTACGGAGGCTACAAAAATGAAAACGAATCTGAAAGTTCCTGCAAATGCGCCACGTACTCACGAAGGCGCGCTGTCGGTCAATGTATCTGCTGCCAAAGAACTGCGCCGAACCGTCATGGCTAACATGCTGTTCGAGGATGCCTTCTACGAATCCGGTGTCGATTCCGCGACGCGCATGGCGAACTTGATCAAGGGAACGTCCTTCGCCGACGCCGCGCAGATCGCCATTGATGCCAGAGAGAAGTTCAAGCTTCGACATGTTCCGCTGTTCGTTCTGCGCGAGATGCTGCGCATCCACAAGGGACGGCAAATGGGCGACCTTATCGAGCGCGTCATTCAGCGCCCGGACGAGTGCGGAGAATTGCTCGCGCTCTACTGGAAGGAAAACAAGGATGCACCTCTCACGGCCCAACTCAAGGTAGGGCTGGCACGCGCGTTGAAGAAGTTCAACGAGTACCAACTGGCGAAGTGGAACAAAGACGGCGCGGTCAAGCTACGTGATGTGTTGTTCCTGTCACACGCTCGCCCGAATGACGAGGCACAGAAGATACTGTTCGACAAGATTGCAGCCAACAAGCTGGAGACGCCGGACACTTGGGAGGTTCAGCTTTCCGGCGGCGCCGACAAAAAGGCGACGTTCGAGCGGTTGATGACCGAGAAGAAGCTCGGCGCCCTCGCATTGCTGCGAAACCTGCGCGGAATGCTGGAGGTCGGCGTATCGGAGGACAAAATCCGCGATGCGCTTGCAGCCATGAGTGCCGAGCGGGTTCTGCCGTTTCGGTTCATCTCTGCGGCAAAGCATGCGCCGCGCTTGGAGGACGCGCTGGAGCAAGCGATGTTCCGTTGCTTGGCGGAAGTGCCGAAGCTTGGCGGAAAGACGGCGCTGCTGATCGACCACTCTGGTTCAATGGCTGCGGCGGTATCGGCGAAGTCTGAAATCTCACGATTCGATGCAGCCGCTGCGCTGGCGATGATTCTGCGGGAAGTCACGGACCGATGCCGGGTATTCACGTTCGCGGCTCAGTGCATTGAGGTTCCGCCTCGGCGGGGATTTGCTATGGTCCAGGCGGTCAAGGCAGTGGTGAATCCAGTGAACACGATGCTCGGTTCGGCTGTTCGCCATGTCTACCGGGAATTCCCGGAGTGTGATCGCATCATCGTAGTGACGGATGAGCAGTCGCAAGATCGACCGCCACATCCGCAAGGTCGCGGCTACATCGTGAGCGTGGGCGGGTACAAAAACGGCATCGCCTACGGGCCGTGGATTTCTATTGATGGATGGAGCGAAGCGATTGTTGAGTACATGCGTGCCAGCGAAGAAGAAACGGCCGACGCCTAAGCAAATCAGGGAAGCGCGCCTAGCCGCTGGACTATCACAGCGGCAAGCCGCCGAACTGATCAACTATTCCGAGCGAGCGTGGCAGGAATGGGAGGGAGGGAGGCGCAGGATGCGACAGTCGACGTTTGAGATATTTCTAAAGCGGACGCGGTCCTAATTAGCTTGCCGGCGCAACCTCCGGGATCGCCTCCAGCACCAGCACCAGGAAGGCATTTACTCGAACCAGCCCGGTCGCCTGCAGCGGATCCTGTCCCAGTCGAGCCTCCAGCGCAGCGGCGAACAAGTCGAGCAGGTCCAATGCGTCGTCACGGTCGACCGGCTCCAGATTCAGCCGCTCGACCTCCAGCACGACAACGGCCTTCAGGGCGCCCAGCGTGGTCTCAGCGCTGGTCAGTTACTGAAGCTTGGCCACGACCTCACGAATATTCGCAATGCGCTCAGCGGCCCGCGGAGAGTCAGCAATGTAGTGCCGGACGGCAATGCGGGTTGAGGTTTCAAGGATGGCTTGGCCTTCGGGGGACAGCGATTGGCTGCCGTCGGGATTGGTTGCGCAGGCGGCGAGGACGGATAGCGACAAAACGGCAAGAAGCGCTGAAAATCTCATTCTGGTACCTCTATCGGATGGTTTTTCACGAAATATTGCAAGGGAAACAGCAGAACGGTGTAGATCTCAAGTGCGATGTGCGCCGGGATTTGCACTGATGTGAACTCGTCGATGAGCCAGCAGAGTATCGCTGCCACGGCACCGGCGAAGGCACCGGCCAGCACTTTGCGTTGCGGGGTTGGGTCGTTCATCCGCGCAGCTCATCGCAATCAGGAATGCGCCAGCTCTGTCCAGTCAGCACAAAGTATTCCCGGAGCATCTCGTTGAAGCGCTCAGTGATGAATCGCTTATCCGTCGCTGCGCACTGCCGTGAGCGGGTATCGATCAGCGTCTGCTCGAACTGCCGGAGTTCGATGCGAGATATCTGCCCCTTCATGCCAGCAACTTCTTGCTGCACCTCTTCGCGTCCGGCGAAGCCACTGAAGATCGGCGTAAGGCCCCAACTCGCGGCGACCTGTGCTGTCAGCACGCTGAAGATCAGGCAGAGCGAATAGAACACCGTCCACCTCCACTGCCGGCCACGCATCTCATAGCGCTGCACGCGGTAGATATCGTCCTGTACCTCACCGTTTTCGTCCAGGCTGGGTGGCGCAAGACGGCGAAGCAGGGATAGGACTCGATCGATCATTTCAGTTGGCGCTTCTAGAGCATTCCATCCAATTGGTTCCATCACACGTTAACGTCAGGATGTCGTCTGCAGTGGTAACGAAATTCGCTCCACCGGCAAGTAGCAAATTACTGCCATCGACAACGGTAAGCGCTCCAAGGAAATAGAGTCGCTTTACCTTCCCCGAATGCCCTGCCGCATTGATGCTCGTGATGTTCGTCGTACCGCTGATGTAGATCAGATCCGTGTCCATCGGCAAAGTGATGCTGGATGCGCTCGCTACCGTTGGCGGTGTCGTATCGAAGCAATCCGTGACAGAGAGTGGATAGCCGGCAGTCACTGTCATTCGTTTGAACGTTTGCGGCGAGACCGCATCAGATAGCCGGTTGCTGCTGAGTTTGTACTTGCCGTTGCCGCTCGTGTGCAAAATTGAATCTGTGACACCACCGATGTGGTTGCCAGTAATGACACCTATATAAGATCCCCCGACCAACTCAAGGCCAGTTGTTTCACCGTTTATAGTGCAGCCGGCGAGCGTGCCGAGGCCCTCGCGCAGAATCACGCCAGTTGAAAATCCATGGACGCTCAGCGCGTTGTACCGGTAATCAGTCGCGCTGGTATCAGATTCGATTCCGTAGGATGTGCCACCGTTTTGGTGAAACATCTCTGTGCCTACAAATGCAGGGCTTGCTGCGTTAACGTATGCACCGCCAGTTGCAGCGATCGTAGGTGCCAGTAACCCACCAATCATTTTGAAGCGCCCGCCTAGGATGTGCAGGCATCGAATCGATGGTCCTTCAAAGTGCGACCGACCACATATTTCGAGCACTTGGCCAAGTGCTGTTACATAGACGCTGTACTGGCCTCCATCTGAAGCACATTGGAACAACGTGTCATGATCACTGTCGATGTACCAACACGCTTCGCCCGCCGCAGAACAATACACATTTTCATTAACCATGTAATTGCCACCAACGTGGCTGATGCAGCGCCGGGTGAAATTGCTCACAACCAGATCGCGTAGCGTGATGCCAATGATGTTTGTGAACACAAAACCATCGATATTCGTTCCGGTGCCGGTGCCGAGGAGGTTTAAGTGCTCGATTAGGAGGTCTGCATTGGTGAGCGAGCCCTGCGATACCTGAAATGGCGCAGCCGTGTTCTGTGTCGCCAGCAAAATCGTACCGCGATCGGTGCTTGCGCCAGCGCCGGTGCCGCGGCGTGTGGAGCCGCTGATGCGCATTTTGAGCGGGCAGTTTGTGATCGCAGAGCCAAGTTTCCACAACCCGTCCGGGATATAGAGATTGCCGCGTTTGGCAGAGGCCATAGAATCAAACACATCGGCGATGGCGTCGCTCGCGTCGTAGCTTGTGACGTAATTTCGAATACCGGCCCATTCTGCTTTCGGTACTGCACGTAAAAGGTCAATGCGTTCGCCGTTTCGAAGGTCACTTAGTAGCGCCAGGTACATCGTCGCGTTGTCGGGAGAGCTGTATCGATCGCGGTCGTTTTCCTCTAAAGCAAAGCTCGTCGGCGTCACGCCCGCGGCGATCTCGGCGGCGGTGCGCGGGTTCAACAGGAAGGCGACGTCAGATAGCGTGAATCCTAGTGCAGGAATGTTGTCATCGCTGTAGATCTGAACGTCTGCAGAGTCGGTGATGACCAGCTTAAATGTGGCATTTACTGATGGGTTCACATAAACCGCAGGGAAAAGTCCGCCAGTGAGCGATTCCACCGGGTTCGTGTGTGGAGTCGAATAGCTCGCGGTGGTATAAATCGTGATCTCGGTCGTCGTCGTGGGCAGGTAGAAGTAAGCTTTCGCGCCGACGCGCGGTGCGCCATTGACATCGACGGCCAGTTGCCTCGGCAGGGTTAATAGTGACATTTCGTACCTTTCAAGCGACGAAACCCGCACGAGGCGGGTCATAAATGAAAAACAAACCGGACTACCGAGAATTCTCGGCGTGGGAAGATGCCAAATTCACGATTAGCGGGTTATTGGCGCTGCTGTTTCCGCTCATCCTGTTGGGCCTGATTTGGCTGGCCCTCTTTTAAGAAAAGCGCGGCTTGGATTAGATCTTCGTCGCTCGTCTGTTTGCCCTGCTGAAGCAGGGCATTGACCTGTCCCGCATAGGCGCCGACCGGAAATTTAGTTGAGCGCGCAAGCCACCGAACGAAGTTCGGATTACGCATGAGGCGAGACGTGAGATTTGCACCACCGACACCGGCGCCAATGCCTGTGGCCGTACCCAAGTGTCCTGTAATAATCGCACCGGCCAATCCGCCCACTGTTGCTGCCTGAGCTGTTGCCTGGCCTGTGCCAGACGGATTTCTGAATACTTGCGAACCTTCTCGAAGATTGGCCGCGACCTTAGCCACCTTATCCATGTCGGATCTGAAGGTAGGCCCATAGCGATCGAATAATGTCCGCTTGGCTTCTGGTGATAGAAGATTCCAGTTAGTCAGGAATGATTCTGTGCTGAACTTGTCGCCAAGCTCGCCTTGCACGCCAGCCTTTGCGATGCCAAGACGACGCAGGACGGTGGCCGAAATCATCTTCTTGCCTTCGTCATCCACGGATTGCATCACCGATCGCAATGTCGTTGCACCTTCCTTGGTGCCAGACGTGGCAGCCCTGAACACAGCCTCGGGTCCGCCGTTTTTGTCAATCACGGATTCAATGGCTTCAATGCGTCGCATGCCGGCGCGGGTGTAGTTGTTGGCGCGTGTCCATGCCGCCTTGGCTCCTAGGTTATTTCCGACCGCTGCCTCCATGTCCTGGGACAACGCGGCATAGAGGGCTTTCCACTTGCTGCGCGGAACATCGCTTGCCAAACCTGCATCGGCCATTTCATTGCCAACGAGAGTACGCAGCTTCTTTACGGCCTCATAAGGCAGCCGGCCTGAAATCTCATCTACCTGCCCTGCCTTTGTTCCTTTCGCGAGCGCAGACCGAATGCCAAAATAGGCGTTCTCGATCTCAGCGCCAGTATCATCAATGCCGATTTTCAAGGACTCTGCAATACGGTCCAACTCCTCAACTGATTTTGCTGCTTGCAGGCGCTCGATTGGCGTGCCAGCTGTGCTCAACGCAGGTGGAGCAGTATCTTTGTCGAACGCGCCATGGATACCCTTGATGCGCGCATTCCTGAACCATTGAGACAACGCAGGAGCGCCTGGGATGTCAGCGTTGAGCGATTTAAGCGCTTCGCGCGTCTTGTTCACGGTTATCTGTCGCTGCGGCGGGAAGAACGCATCCAGTTTGTCGTACAACTTGGTCTGCTGTCCCTTGAATTGATCGACGAAACCGCCTTCACCGCTGATGCTGCGCTGAATCTGCCGACCGGCTTGCTCCGCAGATGTCTTTCGTACCAGTTGAGAGGCGCGCTGCTCGATCGAATTGGCGATCTCATCGGCTTGCTGTTCGGCTTTTTTGATGAGCGGGCCGGCGCCGCCGGGCGTGCGCGAGAGAAGGCTCTCGGCGCCACGGGCAACGCGATTCTCAGTGGCTTGGCCGACCGATGGCGTAGTGCCTACCCTACCGAAGGTCTCAATATTACGCTCAACTGTCTTCCGTCCTTCTTCCCCGCCACGAAATCCGCCGCGCGTTGTCGCTTGGGCGCCGGATGCAATCACAGCCGGGGCAATTGAGCCCGCAAGATCGGCGACCGTCTGCCCGACCTTTCCCGCGCCCGATTGACGAGCTACTTCGCCTGCCACAGGCCCCGTAACAGAGCCGACAGCTTGGATCACGGGATTGGATGCCAGTGATCCACCCACCGCGCCAGTGACGCCTCGCGCGCCCTGAAGTACTGCGCCAGTCCCCATCGTTGCGGCAGCGCCCGTTGTTCGCCGGCCAATCGTGTTGACCAGCTGCTCGGTGTCGTTCTCTGGCACGGGCACGCCGGCTGCATTAAGAGCAGTGCTCATGCCTTGAGCCTGATCAGGGATCACGGCGCGATCTGGATTACCGGCGATTCTGCGATCTAGCTCCAGCAGCAGATTGCCAAGGCCAGCGAGCGCATTGGCGGGGATAGCGGCGAGATCGCCTAAGCCCTCAAGTACGGCGCGGCCGGCGAGTGCGCCTTGCCGGCCGATCTCTTGTGCCGTGCTGCGTGTCGGTGCGGCGGGCGCTTCGGCTGCGTCGAACTGATCAAATGGATTCCCGCCTTTGTCCCCGTACTCAGCCGCTTGATCAGCATGGAGACTTTCGGCATAGGCCGTGGCGTTCTCTGGCGTGTCAAACGCACCAAGGTGCTTGCCGGTTTTTCGGTACGCTTCAGTCGCCTCGTCGTTCGACATGACACGACCGTCGTCGCTCACGGTAGGAATCAATACTTCGCGGCCGTCAAAGTTTGCCGATATCGAACGCACTGTGCTGATTGATCCGTTAGGATTTTTGACGACAGGGCGCGCATGCAAATCGATGTTTCCGGGCTCCAGTTGGCCGCGAACGCTCTGGGTGTCGAACTGATCGAATGGATTAGAGGCCATCGGGCAAATATCCGTATTTCTGACGGAACGCGTCCTTGAACTGTGGATTCGTCTTCAAGTATTCGACTGCTGCACCCGGAGCTGGGGCCTTGGTCGTGCCTTTCGTGGCATATGCGGATTCTGCCGACTTCCCGACAATCATCACCGGATCGAGGCCGGTGTCGGTCGCATATTCAGAGTACTGCTGGAAGTCGCGCTGATAGGCTTGCTCATACGCGCCCACGCGCTCATTCAACATTTCAGTGATCTGTTTCCGGGTTTCCGGGGTCAAGCGACCGCCCTTTTCTAGGCTGAATCTAGTGGCGCCTAGAACTCGCTGCAATGGCGTACCGGATGCAATCGTCAAGGCAAGCTCACTCTCTCTGACAACAGATCCCGGATCTAGAATCTTTCCTGCCGTGTAGATCAGTTGCAGGTCGCCATAGCCAGTGTCTGGTGCCTTCTCTGCCGATTTTATAAGCGGAAGTACCGTTTCGTAATCCTTCACTGAGGTTAGGCTACGGAACTCCTTACGCAACGGAGCGGCCTGCTTCTTCGCCCCAGGTCCGGTCATGTCGGCTGGGCCGCCTCTCACGGGCTCAAGTGTTTTGCCGTCCGCCGCCCACTGATAGCCACTTGGCGGCTGCTGAGTGGTCCGCTTATCGCGGGCTCTATCAGTATCGAGTAGCGAAGGATCGGCCTGCATTGCACGCAGCGTGCGGACTGCTTCCGGCTCTTGCGATTGTTTCTGCGGCGCGACCACTTGCTTAAGCGCGCCTGTAGTCGGATCACGCTGCAACACTGCGCCGCTCTCATCGCGAATCGTTTCTTGTTGCGGAGCAGATCCCAGCGACAGCTTCGCATTCCGATTCAACTGCGCAAGCTTCGCCATATCCACACCGCTCAGATCTGCGTTGGGCGCGAGAATTCCACGTCGCTTACCCTCTTCGCCCAATGTCTTCAGCGTTTCCATCTGCTGCGCTGGATCTGTGATCGCCAGCACCTGATCTGTCGCATTCGCAAGCCACTGCGTATTTGCCAAGCGCTGTTGCTCGGTGAACTGAGTCTGCAGATGCTTCGCCTGCTGGCCCTGAATGTCGATCTGCTGACGCGTGGAGATCTCGCGAAGTTCGTCAAGTTTTGACTGCTGCCGGGCACCTTTGATGGCCTCAGCCGTGGAGAGGACATCGCCCAAATTGAAGGTCTGGAAATTCGCCATCACAGAGTCCTCAAGCAGGCTGCTTGTTCAGGTAGTTCATGAGCATCCAATTCCCGAGTCCGCCTTGCACAGCATTGTTGACGCCAGCCGCCCCCTGCGCGTATGCGCTTGCGCGCTGATTCCCTGCATTGGCGATGATGTTCGAGTTGTTCGCCGCAGTCGTGAGTCCGGCTTGCGCGGACGTGTTTGTCGCAGCGCTTCCTAAACCAGCAAGCGTCGTCAGGCGATTGAAGAAGTTGCCGAACTCACCCGAGGCCATGCCCGAGGCATAACGCGTGCTTTCCTTGACTCCAGCGCCAGACAAGCCGCGACCGCGCGCAAGCAGTGAACGGTCGATGCCCTTCTGCCCTTCCGCGAGATTGAATTGATAGTCGGGACTTTCGAAGAACGCGGACATGTCAGGCGTGCCGGCTGTGTCCGTCGCTCCTGGCTGTTGCGTTTGTCGTGCCCACAGCGCGTTGATATCTACGCCAGCCGCCGGGAGAAAACGACCGTTAGCGCCGCCAGGCACTACGCGGCCGATCACCTGTCCATTGAGAGTGATATCGGAGCCGCTCTTGTTTCCCGGGCTGACTGCCATCGTACCCGGCGGCAACTCTGTATCACCCATCACGACAGGCGCCTTCGCGCGCGCACCCGCCTCGGAGTACTCGGGCAGGCCGTAGAGGCGCGAGAGCAATCCGGTAGCGCCTTGTCCCAACTGTCGTTGCGGCGCCGTGTCGGCGCGAATCGTGTTGAACTGGCGCGAGTTTTCAGCAGTTCCGGTACGGGCCGCTCCGCTGGCGGCATCCGATGCCTGATCCGCGCTGTAAACAGAGGCGCCGGCAGTGACGACCGCCCCGCCAATGATTGCTCCAGTAACGCCGCTCATGGCGCCGTCTTCATGAAGATCTGTTCTCGCTTCACATAGCCTCGCCGTGCGTACATGGATTCAAACCGTTGCGTCTTGGGTGTGGACAAATGAGACATCATCACGCGCGCCGCGCCGCGTCGAAATGCTTCTTTCTCGAACGCATCGAGCAAGCGAATCCCGAGCGACCCGCGCTCCTCTGTCATGCAGTACCAGAAAAATTCTATTGCGCAGGGCTCCGCAGTCGCCATATCCGGAAACATCACGCCGCAGATAGCGCCGCGAATCGGACAACCGGCCGCAATAACGAATCCACTATCGACTTGCAGATGCTTCTGTAATGTCGAGACCGCGTAGGGCTCATTGAGCTTTCCGGGAATATTGCCCTCCGCGAAGAACTGGCGGATCAGCGGCAAGAGCAGCGGAACCTCAGCCGCTGTTAGCAGATGCAGTTCGCTCAAGCGAGTCCTCTACAGAGAAAAAGCAAGCCCAGATAAGGCGACCGTCCTGCGGACCAGCCCCGAATCCCTCGAACGGGTAACGACTGTGAAACCGTGACGTCGGATACGTAATGAACCGATTGAAGCGCATCGACACGAATCCGGACTGCTCCCAGAAGGTCAAATCCTTCCATTCGCGATTCATCATTGACATGAACCACTCGCCGCTGGTTTGCGATGGATGCGATTCCCAGGGCGGCATTTCATCAAGCTGCAGCCCGGTGTGCCGCCAGAAAGCCGTTCCGCCCCGACACTGCTCGGACGAATTCAGATAAAGAACGCTCGCAAATTGCGCGCAGATATCATCGCTGTGAATCCAACTGTGCGGCAATTCGCCGGCGAGGTTGAGGCGAAAGCACGACAGCTTTGGCGTGATCTTCTGCCCGAGCGCTTTCGATATCAGATCGAACCAGTGCGGCACTTCGTACTTACAGATGCCGGTGTAATCGAAACCGTCCGGCCCCTTCTCAGTTGAAAAACCAGCCTCAATCACCGCCTCCCTGACTTCAGCCGCGTCCGGCGCAAAGCCATCTACCTGGATCAGCGTGTGTCGCATCAAAGATCCTCGAGCGCGCTCTGCACCGCGATCCATCGGGCATGATATTCCTCGACGTCAGCGATGAGCCTGGCCTTTTCACCGGCCAGCGTCAGCGATCCATCCGCCAGGGCCGAGGTGTTGATTGTTCTGCGCTTCGTGACTTGCGGACAGTTTTCGATAGAGCCTTCGAGTGCGATCCATTTCGTATCGTCGTGATCGTTGCCGATGAGGACGCGCTTTACGGTGACGACCATAGCTTTAGTAGTAAATTCCGATGTCGTAGATGTAGCCGTAGCCCGCGCCGCCGCCCAAGCCGTCTGCAGGAGAAGTTACGCGGGTCACTGTGCCCCCCGTGGTGTAGACCCCGAACGCAGTCGAATCGACGCCGTTGATCGTGAACGACGTCGGGCTCGTCACCGTAATCGCCGTCGCTGGTAATGAGTTCAATTGCGTCATGCCGCCGACGCCGGAGAAGGTCACCTGATCTGCGGTGCTCATCAGATGTGCCGCGCCCGTCGTGATCGCACAGGGATTTGCATTCGTGGCCGCGTTCACTGCTGCGGAGATCGACGACACCGGCGTTCTGATGGCGCCGATAAGGTATCGATTCTTCGATCCCGCGAGATTGACGTAGTTCGTCGTCGCCTGATACGTCACCACGCCGCCGACAAGGGTCGGATCGTCCGCGTATACATAATAATCGGTGGATGGCAAAAGACCGGCGACCGTGCCGGCGCTGTAGGCGAGCGTGAGGCCGCCATAATGAAGCGTGTGTGCGCCGATCTGGATCTCGGCCGTCACCGCGTCCGCAGACGCTGTAATCGGAATCGAGCTTTGAACGCTCGGCGCGTTGCCGAACGTGATCATGTTGAGGAAGCGCTGATTCTCGGCGCGCCCGTCATCTGTGATCAGTGCGAGCAGCGAATCCAGGTCGGTTCCAGTGCGTTCCGCGATGGTTGTCAGTGTGCTCAGTACGATCTGCTCACCGTTCAGCTGAATTCCCTGATTCAGCTTCTGCGTGAACTGCTCCCAGTCGCGATTGATCTTCGGCAACTGCTTTGGGATGCGCAGAATCCCGACCGTCACTCGCCTTCCCTCGGTCCATAATTGGCGTAGATCAAAGCACGTCGTACGGGATCGGAGATTGAGAATTCAAGCGTTCTGGATACGGGATGCTGAACCTTGCCGCATCGATTCCATACCGCCGTCTTCGTGGTCTCGCCAATGCGGCCCATGTCACGCCATGCCTCACTCGTCCATTTGCGACCGTCATCGAAGGATTGACGCATCATCACTTGCGGATCTGAACCCTGACCATTGGCGAGCCCTACGCCCTGCTCAAAGGCGAGCTCAAGTCGTCCCGAGGGGATCTGCGCGTTGTCCTGCGCGCTCACATAGGCCGTGCCCAGCATGACGAGCGGGTCACCCCACTCGGTGAAGGTGGTCGCGGACAGCTCCCCTACCTTGTTCGATGTCTGATCGCCGATCAGCCACTTGCCATAAGCGTTGAGCGCAAACAGCCCACGCCAGTACTCGTAGTCGTAACTCTTCTTGTCGTGCCATAGCTGTGTCGCGGTATCGAACGCCTTCGTCCACTCGCTACACGACAGCACGTACAACGTATGACCGCCCTCGCCCAGCATCATGCCGTGCAAGCTGGTTTTGTCCGCCAGGTCTTCAATGGCTTGAGAGACGGCGGGCGATGAAATGATGATCGGGGTGTATCCGTCCATCCGGCGCACCGTAAAGTCGGTGGCTGGAAAGAAAACAGAGTTGTCGGCCTTCGCAAAACCAAACCTCGACAACAAGCCGATCTCGCAGACACCGGAAGGGATACGCTCCAGCGGAAAGTCCGCATTCCCAGTATTCATCCAGACTTCAATCGTATCCTGCCCGCCGATGAACAGCTCGCGCTTCTCGACGATGGCGCCGACGATGTCATCGGGGGAGGCTTCGGCGCTTGCAAATTCTAGTGCGTTCCATGCTGTGGGGTCGAACGGATCAGAGATGTACACCTCGCCGTTGATCCCGATGACGAAATATCCGTCGAGGTACACGACCCAATCAGCACCAGGGAAGTCCGGATCGGTAATCTGCGCGACAGTCGTGCCATTCCACACATAACCATCACCACCAGTGACGATCATGATGTTCGTGCCGTCACCCGCCATGCTCACGCGGTCTCCGTTCGGCACCGTACCGAGCAACACTGTGGTACCGATAGAGTCCATCCGGTAAAGCCCGAGCCCAGACACCACATAGGCCACGTTCTTGACGACGAGCCCACCGCGCAATAGTCCAGCACCAGCGGTGGCGAAATCGGCAATGCCGTAGCTACCGATCAGCGCGACAGGATTCTTTGCGCCGACTGGGGACTTCTCTAGCCAGCAATTAATCAGGCGCTGCGCGGCTACCGGCTTGCTTCGATGCTGGTAAGACTCAAGGCCGAATTGCAGGCGCATTTAGAAATACGTCGCTCGCAACCGAGTGGACACGTAGCGCCGCGCCAGCGCCTTCCTAAGCTGCCGTTCCGCGAGCGAAGGCGTCGGCATGTCAAGCGCGCCTTCCGCGATCAACTGCGACTTGCGTGGCTCTGGCACGGTGAATTCATTCACAGACATGGCGGCGAGCATCGCGATCACAGGCTCCTGTGCCTTCACCGGAATGCTTTCAGTGAGCGCCCAAGTGACTAGCTCCTTCGTCAGCAACAACGCGTGCAACGACGCGTACTTCGTCGTCATTGTGGCGAAGTCGTCCGGATCAGCTGCTTCGCCGGCCGGCAGCGCCGCCAACCGGACGAGCGCGGCTGTTTTAAGTTCCGTCGGCGTCACTGGTCACCTGTTCGGCAACTGGCTTTCTCGACTTCCCCTTCGGCCAGCCTTTTCTAACTGATACAGCCACGCCATCATCGGTCACCTGCTCAAAGTGATCGTTGGCCGATAGCTTGGCAGCCAGCCAGTCAGGCACTTGAACTATCTCGCCCGTCTCCATCGTGGTCACTTCGTCCCCGCGCGTGAACTCCACGTAGCCCTTCGCACATTTTTCGATGTATCGGAATTTCATATCACCTCACAATATTGAGTTTCTTTTCCGCCTCGGATCCGAATTGCAAGACGGCCTCGGATGAGCCGCCAAGACTCAGTTCCGTCACGCCCATCCCAGTCCAGATATCTAGCTCCGAGGCCATCTCTACGGCCTGTCGCGCAGTCTTGCCCATACGGAGCGCGATCAAGGCAAAGTCTCGTCCGGAACCAGTTGAGAAGTGCGAACTCTCGATGGCTATCGGCACCAGCCTCTTGTTGAGCATCCATGCGGTGCCATCGGGCTTGATCAGAATGCCGTCGAAATCGCTGTCCTTGTCGATGATTGGTTTCTCGCAACCGCCGTTTAGGTACAGCCGTACAGTCGCGTTCAGATCCAGTTCCCCGCAACTGGCAAACAGCGATCCGTCATTCAGGCGATGTGCCTTCGTGGTCTGGAAACGCACGCCACTGGTCGTTAGCTGCCGATCAGCGCAAAGCGCTCTTCCATCCCAAGCTATGGTTGTCAATGATCAACTCCGAGAAGAAAGCCCCTCACGAGCAGGGGCTTTGTGATTACACCACTAAGGACTCATCGACCACGTAAAACGCGACCAGCGAGATCGTGCCTGTGTGGCCGGCATTTGCCGCTACATTGGCCTCGACCTGCAGCGTCGTCTCCTTCGTGAAGTACGGCAATTCGCCGAGGGTGAATACGCCTAGCAACGGATAGACCAGTCCCGCCACGTTGGAGAGATTGCCGGCGGCGAAAGCGTCACCGGTCAGCACGCCGAGATTTCCGAGCCCATCCGGGTCCGCAGTATCGTACGTGCCGCTGCCGCCGTTGGCTGCCCAACCCACATCCATGTCGAGCACTTCAGTGCCCGTATCCAGGTCATCTCCGTAGAAATACCCGCCCAACAGTCGAGCGCCCGCGGGGACTTTGCACATCTCGAAGATGTCGCCGTCCTCGACCGCTGCAGCGATGTCATACGAGCCGTAAGCGGCGCAGAGCAGCCCCGCGCCATTGGCCTTAAACACGGGGAAGCTGTCAGCCGCCCGCGTGCTCGTCAAAGTTTCAGCAACCATGATCTCTCTCCTTAACCTTTCGAAAGTGTGAGCGCAGTGGACTCAATGGCGTTGGCCAGCGTCGTTGCGTCTGTATACGCCACGGTCGAGTTGGCGGCATTGAGCGCAGTGGTCCCGAACGTGAACGCACCATCCGACTTCGTTGCCGTCACCCATCCGACGCGGGCGTGGGCCGAGGCTGCGGCGGGGAGTCCCGCTACAGCCAGCGCCGCAGACGCATAGCCGGTTGCGTTGTCGGTTGCCTCGATCGCGTCCAGCGTGCCGTCCGCACCGATATCCAGCGCCACGGCACCGAACAGGTCCTCCGGAACCACATCGTTGCCCGGCGCCGTACCCGCCGCCACTGCAGCCTTGATGTAGTGTTTTCCACCTATCATGAAGTGGAACAGCGCTGTCGAGACTGCAGTGGTGGTTGAGCCGATGGCCAGCGCCGGAACACCGATGACGTAATTCCCCGTCAGCTTGTCCTGGATGTCGTTGACCACGTCACGAACGTTTTTCATGAAGCGAATCAGGTCGCCCTGATTCACCCCGTTTTCAGTCAGTGTTGATTGGAGCGTTTCCATTAGTTGTTGCTCCTATCAAGCGTCGTCGACTGAAGCGGCGTACAGAGTCGCGATGCCGTGCTGTACGAGATCGTCCCGGTCGCTGGCGCCCTTGCCGAACAACAGCTTCTTGATGTCGCGGACTTCCTCCGCACCCGCGCCACGCTTTGCGCCGTAGTCATCGGTGTCGGTGATCATCTTCGTGCGACGCTTCCACGCGATGCCTAACGCCTGTGCGCCGCACAGATACACCGGTCCAACGTCGATGCCGCCGGCACCCACGCCCGCGATATCTGCGATGTCGGAGACCTCGCGAACAATGACGCCGTCGAGAATCAGGTCGCCACCGGTGAACAGCGGGTTATCCTTCCCGCGCTCCCAAGCTTCGCGACTGGCCTGCTGAACCGCCGAGTCTTCCGAGAAGTCCCGGAAGGTGTTGGTTCCAGCGAATGCCACATACCATTCCTCGTCCCCCGAAATCTTGATCGGCCGGACTTTCGGATTGGCATTCTTGGCGCGACGCTTGAGCAGCTTCAACACAGAACCAGTGAACTTGTCGGCCGTGTTGTCGATGTTCGCCAATGCCGCGGAGTGATCGTTGGCCGCATTGTTCGACACTGACGCGCCGAACAGCACGCGATCGGCGTTATCGACCAGCCATGCATCTTTCTGCGCCTCGGTAGCCGTTGCATAGGCCACGCCGTTGATGGAGCCCATCGCGGCGATCAGCTCGTCGCGCATCTTCTCCTTGAACCAGTCCTTGATCACGGCGTCCTTCGCTTCGACCAGATCGATGGGGGAAAACAGCTCGTCCAGTCCGTCGTGAAGCACGGCATGACGAACGCGATCGACCGAGAACACAAAGGTTCTCTGGTCCATCTGCTCTTCATTGCCTTTCAGGGTGGACTTGCCGGTCACACCGGCGCCGGTCAGTCGGTTGATCAGCGTGATGGACAGCGCTTGACCGGCCGTCGCCATCAAGTCTTCCTTGACCTGTATCATTGAGAATTCAGTCGTCCCCATGTAGGGGGAGAACCGGCCATCGCGCACGTACTCTTTGAAGAATTTCTTCTCCCACTTCTTGACGCGCAGTTCAGTGGTTAATGCAGTCTCTGCCATGATCTATCTCCAGGGCCGGGCATAAAAACCACCTCGTGGGTGGCTATGCTCGGCGCTTGCGGGGTTTGAAAATTTCCCCCAGCGGTTCGTTCTCGACTGATTCTTTCTCAACAGCCGCTCGACTCGCCGAAGGCTCGGCATTCAGCGACGAGGGAACCTTGCCGATATTGTCCAGTTGGGTCTTGAGCGCCTTGTTCTCTGCTTCCAACGCCGATATCTTCGTTTTGAATTCGGCTGTGACGGTTTCCTTGTACTTGCCAAGGTCACCGCCCACCACCTTCATCTCACGTCGATTCAGCGAGAATTTGTAGAGAAACTCAGCCGGATTGCGAGCCGCTTTGGCCTGCGCGAAGACCTGAGAGCCAAGCGAGGCATCCTCTTGCGCCTCGGTCAGCAACTCATTCACCACATCCTCGTAGTCCGCATGCTTGTCCCGCGCCAAGTCTTCACACAGCGTGAAAAACCTGGACTCGGACTCAAGCCGTAGCTTCTCTTCACGAGGTGATAGACGCTCCTCCAAAGCGGCTTCCGGGTCTTCCCAGAAGTCCTTCTTCGGCTCGTCTGTTTTCTTCGCGGCCTCAATCTCTCGCAGCTTGCGCTCCGACTCCTGACGTTTGCGCCGCTCCTCAGCGAGTCCTTGCTGTAGCGCCTTGATCTCGTCAGGTTTTGCAAACTGACCCTTTTCGTTCCGAGTACGTTCGGCTTCGGCTTCAGCGGTCTTGACCTCCTCGGTCTTGACCTCATCTGCCTTGACTTCCGTCTTCGCTGCCGATGGCGCAGCGGGCGCTTCCTTTGCAGGTTCAGCGGGTTTTACATCCGTCGCCGCGGCCTTGGCAGGCTCAGGCGTGCTCTCAGAAGATGCGGACTCATCCGCACCGGACAAAATATCTGCCAGTGAATCCATCGTCATATCTCCAACAGCCGTTTCGCCGCAGTCGCGCTTGCTCAAAAGCGGGCGAGCAAGAACCCGAATCAGCCGTTTCGCCGCAGTCGCGCCGCTGTTTACGGACAGCGGACCGTAGAAATAAAAAAGGCCGCTCAATGGCGGCTCTCTCGAAACCTTATTGGCGTGGCGTTAGCCGCTTTTGGCTCGGCGCTTCACAATCGCCTCCAGTTCGTCGCTCTCGTCTTCATCCTCAACGCCCAAACGCTGGATCTGAATCTCAACGCGGCGTGACTCGTGATTCTTGCTCTCGTGCTGACTGACTTCGACGACGACGCCCATTGCATGAACCATCATCTTCGCGCCCACTTTCGGCAGAGCATCGAAGCCCAGCTTTTCGAGTGACGCATTGTCCAAGCACAGTTTCAAACCGTACGGAAAGTCCGGCCCGTTGTAATCGGACATGGCCACAGGCGAGCTTTCTTTCTTCTCAGCCTTGGTCATTTCCATGTTGGTCAACTTCATACGTGCCTCAATTAACTGAAACCTGTGTCTTAGGCGCGGCCGGCGTCTCCGGCGAGATGAACTGCGCGACCTTCACTGCGGCATCCACTTGGCTCTCGACTGTCGCCGCTGCGTTCTTCTCGGCTTCCGTGACGGTTTTACGCACCTGAGCTTCAAGCAACATACCCTGCATCTGCTTATTGGACAGTTCCAACTGGGCGAGCTGCTGCTGCATCTGAGCCATCTGCTGTTGCATCGGGTCGTTGGCGCCGGACATCGCATCCAGAATCTTGCGCTTGTTGCGCAGGCTGGACGCTTCGATGAGCGCCTTGGGCGGGATCGGCAAACCCGCCTTGGCCAACTCAGCCAGTGTGCCGAACTGCTCCTGCTGCAGTGTAAGCACGTCCGGGCTGTCATCTATCGTGATGTCCACGTCGATCTCGGCGACGTTGTTCAGCACGACTGGCTCTTTGTACTGAGGATCACTCGCGATCTGCTGCAGGATGGCGGCCTTCTCTTCATCCGCCATGTCCGCTGACTTCAATTCGTCGGCGATCACCTCGGCGCGGGTCACCTTGCGATTCAACGCTACGAACTTCAGTTGCTCATCGTCGCGCACGCGAATCCAGGTCTCAGCCGTCCAGAACTGCTTCACGCGGTTCCACACTTGACGGTAGACGCGAAGGGTCAGGTATTTGATCGCATCGAACGGCTTGTCGATCTGGACCAAGCCGCCCTGCTGGTCGATCTGCTTGGCGCGGCCTGAGATGCTGCCCGTCTGGCCGGACAGCGCCGCATTCGGTCCCGTCGCGTCAAGTGACTGACCAGTGAGCATCATCAAGCTGATGTGGCCCTGCGACAGATCCAGATTCTTCACCAATTCCAACTCCATCCCAGGAATGCGACGAATGACCCCGTCAGGCCTCGCCGCCTCGGCGCGCACGCGATCCACCGCATCCGGTTCAGATCCCGCAGCGCCATCCTCCATCAGGACCTGATTCGTGTTGAGGTAGTGCAGCGACTTCGAGCGCCGCTTGTTCCAGTCGTCCTGCAGGTCCTTGTATCGGCGAATCACGCCATATGCGCGACCGGTCTTGCCTTCCCGGTACATCGCCTGGACTTCAATCGGGCAGCTCGGCTCGCCGTTCTCATCGAGATACGCAGATTCGGCCGGGTCTTTGAGAAAGCCACCGCTCACAAACTCGCAATACCACCACTTGCCGCCTTTCAGGTAGTAGTGCTGGAAAATCTGAATACGCTTGCGCGTCGTCGTGAGAATGACGAACTGCGGCGTGTCATCGTAAGTTTCGCTCGGCACGACATCGGCAAAGGACAGGTCCAGAACGTCGCGCTTGTCCTTCCACTTTTCGACCGCAACGTCGAAATCCATCCATGTGATAGTGCCGACATAGGACTTATCCGAGTAGTCCGCCTTCATAGAACGCGGGTCGACGTACAAGCGATCCCAGCGGATGTGCCTTAAACAAATCTTCGGGATCTTCCCGCCGTACTTCTTGTCGACGATGATCTCGATCGCGCCGCGGCCTTCGATAAACATGTTCTCCGAGGCATCGGAGCGCACGTAATTGAACATGTTGTCGTCGGCGACATAGCGCAGCGCATCGGTCGCGGCGTCTGCTGAGGCTTCATCCCGCGCATTCCTGGGATACGCCTTCGGGTCGGTGCGCGTCTTGCGCTCCATCCCGAGCAAATACTCGACCTTGTCCTTGATCTTGTTGTCGGTGATGACCGGCTGGCCGCGAGCCTCGATCTCGGCAACTTCCTCGTCCGTCCACTGCTTACCATCGAAGTACGCGCGGTGCGTCTCAGCTTCGGTGCGCTCCGTCAGCGTCGAGTTTTCGGAGTCGAGAAACTGCTGTTTGACGAGGGAGTGAGCGTCTTCACTCGACGTCTTGGATTTCTCTACACTGCTCGCCACTTTTTACTCTCTGCCTTTTTCACTTCGCGGTAACGGTCGGCCGGTTCTGAGGGCTTCGCTTGTGCGGCCAATGCGGGATGCGCCTGGTCGATCGCGCGGCCGATGACGCCTGCTGAATCGACCTCGTCATCGTTCTTGCCACCAGGGAACTTCAGGTATTGGTCGAGTATGTCGTCGCCTTCCGGGCCGACAGGGAGCCAGACACAGCCCATTGCGGCCATGCCCTGAAACGCCTGCGCCTTGACCTGCTTGTCCGCTCCATGCGGGCTCATCGGCTCAATACGGCAGTACGAACCTTCCTTGCGCATCGCCTTGGTCACGAATCCCGCCACGGACTTCCAATTGTTGTCGTCCTCGGGAAACCAGCACAGCGGCTTGTGCTTCTGGATCAGGCCGACTTTCTTCTCGGCTTTGCTCCCGACGATCCGCTCGGCGGTCACATCCATCGTGGCCTGATGCCGGAAGCCGTCGAGCAACCACAAGTCGCCGTGCTCGTCGATACCCCAGACGCGAACACAGGAATAGTCGCTATCGCTCTCACCAGCGGGCGCGTGATCGCTGCTGATGTACTTGCGCAGGTTCTTCGGCAGTTGATCAGGCGTATACCGGCGAAACCATGCGCGCTGGAAGAATGTACCTTCTGCGGCAGTTGGTTTCTGCTGGTAGAGACTCGACCATGTGCGTCGATTTCGCTGAAACGGCGCCCAGTGCTCCAGGCTGAACCACTCAGGCCAGAGCGTTTCGCCGAGCTTCCGGCCGAGAGGATCGTCGGAACGATCGGCTATTGCTGGAAGGCAGAGGACTTCCCACTGTCGACCGTCACGACCTTCGAATCGTCCTGACTGACCGTCCCAGCCTTCCGGAAGAATCCGACCGGCGAGATCTAGTTCATGCCAACGTGTGAGGATCATAACCTGCGGAGCGCCAGGCAAGAGACGTGAGCAGAAGTCGTCTATGTACGCTTCCCACGTCTTATCACGAATCGGTTCCGACTCTGCGGTGTCGCGTCCCTTGAATGGATCGTCAATGACGCCTAATGCCGCGCGGTTGCCGGTAATGCCCGACAGCAAGCCTCCGGCCATATACTCAGAACCGTTCGACAACGCCCACTCATCAGCAGCATGCTGATCATCCTTGAGCACGAGTTGAAACAGATTGGCAAATGATTTCGACTTGATGAGCTGCCGCGCCCGTCGTCCCTGCTTTCGTGCGATATCGCTGCCGTAGCTCGCGAGGATCACATTCCGTCGCGGCTTGCGCGCCATAAACCAGGGAACGAACACGACATCCGTGTACGTACTCTTTGCCGAACCCGGTGGCATCAGAACCATCAGGTTTGGAACTGTCCGGTCTTCGACGCCCTGCAGCTTCGTCAGCAATAAATCGTGATGCCGAACCAGAGAATTCAGCCTCAAAACGCTGAATTCGTCTTCGTCTTCCTCCTCTGTCAGTGGCACAGTCGGGATATCGACCATGCACGCAAAGTCATTCAGACTGCGGCGAGCAAGCTCCCGACGAGCGCCGACAATGTCAGACGTCGTGAATCGGGATACTAGCGAGTGCGCGGAGTTGCTCGATATCAAGGTTTTCGTGCTGGAGTTTGCTTTCGACCTTGATTGGACCGTCGTCGTCTCCGACATGCGTGTTCGTGACCCTGTCGCCATACTTCTTCGGGGCCAGCTTGGACAGCAGCCACTTGCGCGAATCAACCCTCAACCTGGACCTGGAAATATGATCGTGATCGACAGCGGTCACGCCTTCAGCAACCTGCCCGCCGATGTAATCGCGGCTACCATCGTCTGATATTTCAAGGATTTCCTCGGCCCAGTGCTCTAGCAAATCCTCGCGTGCGCGCACGTATTGGACCGCAAATTCCTTGATTTCCCGCGCCCACTTGAGAACTGTCGTCCTTGAGGGCATTGATTCGTCACGACAAACTTGCCGCAGCGATTCGCCTTCGGCAATGCGTCGACAGACTTCCGCAGCCAGTTCGGGTGAATAAATAGCGGGTCGGCCAGCAGGCATCACCCCTCCCTCACAATAACCCGCTGCACCCACTCCAAATCCCTACCTGCGCTGGTCGTCACCTTCCCAATGACGCGATACAGACCGCAGCTACCACCGGAGACTCTCACCGTTCGCAGCGAGGTCGATCCCGCCTCTGCCTCGTTCGTCAGCCCGTCGGGCAATTCGTAGCTCACGCTTGAGATCGTCTCTCCATCCAATCTTGCGGCCCAGGGGAATTCGACAACGATCGCCTCATCTGGCGTCTTCTCATGCGCCGCTGGCCCGTAATCCGGGGTGAGTCCGTAATCCGTCGTCATGCAGGCTGCAGTTCCTGATACTTGAGCGTGCCATTCATAGTCACGGCATCTGCGGGCGCGGTGATCCGCACCACAAATCGCTGCCCAGGCTCGACGATATCTCGCTCATCGAACACGACGTCGAATCGCGGGCGGTAATACCACCCCGCCTGGACGTTGAATGACGTAGCGCGCACTGTGGTTGGCGTGCCACCGCTGGCCACGGTTGTGTTGTTGGCCAACACGGTCGCCCCTGAAGCCCGGCCCTTTGAGGACCTATTCGCCGCCGTCAACGCGCTACCGCCGGTGCCTGCGGAGGTATAGCCGCGCAACATCAACAGAGACAGCATCTCGGCCTGGGCGTCACCGGCATCAGAGTACTGGCCTACGTCGATCTCACAGATCGCTATTCGCTTCGACGCTGGCGCAACGATCTCGAATAGGTCCTGTGCGGCGCTCACCGCCACGGCGGTAAATGTCGCTGTATAGATCGGGCCTTGCATGGATGCTCCTAGTGAAAAATTCTGCGTCTCGCGACAATGGCGACAATCGCAGCGCTGTCGGCCGGAAACTCAGGCAGCGTCGTGCTCGTGAACGTGTCCGACACCCCGCCGATCGTCACGAGGGTGTTTGTAGCCGTGAGGTAGCTCGCGCTCGACGTATGCCGGGCCCGAACCTGATCGCCGTTCACAACCGTTCCTGCGGCAGCTGTGAACGCCCCGCCGTTGATGCTGTACGTTCCGCCACTGACCGTGATGTCCGAGGCCGCATCAATCCCAGTGATTGTGACCGGCGCGCTCGTGATCGTTGCGGAGAGCGCTACCCCTGACTGATCGGTGAAGCTGAACTGATCCGGAGTGGTGTCCGGGCTGACGGCTTCCTTCTCGAATGCGGTCGGATCAAATCCGACATCCGGGAATGCAGTCGGATTGAAGCCCATGACTGCACCCTACGGGCAGCCTGTCCATGCTGTACCTGAATCTCCAGTACCGCACACCGCGTTGGCGTTCATGCTCTCCACGTTGACATCCAGCTGGTTAGTGACGCCGAAGCTCAGTTGATCCGACTTCACCTTGATCGCATCCGCAACCGTGTCGATCGTGTCGATCTTGCCGTCGAGGGTAGTCCCGGTATCCACCAGGATCGCTGCGACTTCCGTGTCAACGTAGTCATCCAGCGTGTCGAGGGTCGTCTGCGAAGCACGGCTCGACACTGTCGCGTTGAGGTTCGTATTCGCCAGTGACCACACGCTATCGGTATCCGCAGCCGAGTCACCCAGGACTTGGCCGAAAGTGCCTTGCGTCTGCTGGCCCGTCGCGTCCAGACCCCACACTGCCGCTGCATTTTCTGCTGCAGTCGGAGCCGATCCACCGCCCGTGCTCGCCGCTGTTCCGAAACATTGGTAAGTGATCGTGCCGGTTGGTGTCGTGGTCCACGTCTCGACGGTGGCGGTGTCCGTGCTCGATACGTAGTCGCTGATCGTGCGCGCCTGCCCGATACCAGCCGAGCCGCCAGTGACGATGCACGTCGCGCCAATGATCTCGTCGTCGGCGAACGCAGCCGCGGATCGCAGTTGCAGGGTAGTGCCGGTTGCGGCCTGGGCCGTGCCCTGGTCGACGATGCCAAGCGCGTCGAAGGAGCCGGCTGTCGTCGCAAAGGATGCCTCGCTGATGGCGCCGCTGGATACCGCGGTGACTGAGCCTACGGCGCCGGTGACGCTGCCAACTGCGCCCGTCACAGAGCCCGCCGAGCCCGATAGATTCCCGGTGATGTTCCCGACGATATCCATCGTCTGATTGGGCAGATTGATGTTCGTAAGGCCCGCGCCTGCGGTCCCGATCTCTGCCGTATCCACCAGGATCGCCGCAACCTCGGTGTCAACGAAGTCGTCGATCGTATCGACGCTGGTCTGACTCGCGCGGCTGCTGACCGTCGCGTTGAGGTTCGTGTTGGCGAGCGACCAGACGCTATCAGCGTCAGCCGCCGAGTCGCCTAACACTTGGCCAAATGTTCCTTGCGTCTGCTGTCCGGTGGCATCAAGCGCCCAGGTCGCGTTTGCGAACTCGGTCCCGAGGTCAGCGGCTGCCTTCGCGGCCGTCAGCGTGTCCGCGGCGAGCGTGTTTGCGCCGATCGCACCGGAGTTCCACGCCGTGCCGGCCGCATGCGTCGTGTTTACTTCCGGTCGACCGCTCGCAAACGTGCCGTTGGTCCCGCCGTACTGCGTGACATTCGCAGGGATGTTCGTGACTTCAAGGTTGGTATCGACAAGCCGCACCCGCCCACCGATCACGATCATCCCGGTGACTGTGCCGCCGAAGTCGACATAGTTCGCGCTTGTGGCGAAGGCAGCGTCGGGCAGATCCAGGCGATACGTTCCATTCGCGACGTGCAGGAAGCCGCCGTCGGCGTGCGCGGTCGTCAGCGCGGCAAGCGTGGCTTCCGTGATCGAGACGAGGGCGGCACCTTCGCGCCGATACCACAGATCAATGCCGGACGTATTGAAGACAACGCCGGTCTCTGGCGTACCGTCCGTCGAGTCGATGATGTCGACGGTGACGGAGCGGTCCGTCGAGGCCTTCGTGATGATGTCGAACAGGCCGGTGGCATTCGATGAGAGCGCCGCGAAAAGGCACAAGCCAGCAACAATAATTCTGCGCATCATCAGTGTTTCCGCCTTTTCAGGATAATGCCAGTACTGCCCCCGCCGCTTGCCGGGACGAGTGCCGCCGCGAGGATGGCCAGCCCGCCATCCGGCACGGCGGCAGCGTCCATGTCGTAGGACATCGATGTCGACGTGCCGACCGCCGATAGATCGCTGAGCAGCAGTCCTTCGTAGCCCAGGCTCGCGCCCTCAGCTTCCTGTCTCGATGTCTGCGTGCCGCCGACAGTCGCGGTGAATGCGTTATTACCGCTGTCCAGCCAGCCAAATAGCGCGAGCACCAGATCGCTTGCTACAGAGGTCGCGTTGACGCTTAGTGTGCTCACGCCTGAGCCGGTGTTGGTGGCCAGCGTGCGCAGCGGCGTCGTTTGATCAACGCCGGTGTACGACGCCGTGAGGACGCCAATCTCATCCTGAGTCGCTGCCCACGACACGTAGACCGTACTCGTTTGTACGGTCGGGGCGATCAGTCGCCACAGTGATAATTTAACGTTTGCGCCAAGATCCAGCGTTGACCCATGCTGCGTTAGGGATACGCCGCCGCTGCCTCCCCACTTCACCGCGCTGGGCGTGAGCGGCGTCCCGGCGCCGGTTAACACCCCTACAACAATGACGCGATTCGCGCCCGCGACCGCGAACGAGGCTGTTGATAGATTGTCGACATTCGCAAGGCTACTGACCTTCGCCGAGTTGTCGTACGCAATCTGTGCTTGCGCAACCGAGAGGCACAGTTGCGCCACCAGCAGCAGGACGAATGCAACGCTGGTTCCAAACCTGTTTCGAGTTTTCACGGTTATGCGATCGTCACACTTTCAGTTTTTACCAGGGCGTTGCTTGTGTTGTAGGCGTAGCGAGTGCCCGGGCCGGAGGACAGTTCACCCTTGTTGAACAACGTTTCGATCTCTGTGTCAGACCACGAAGTGCATATTTGAATCTCAGTTTTTATCCCGTCTGTGACTGCGACGCGGGCCGGTGTGGGATCAAAATAGATATCCGCGTACTCGTACACTGCGCCTGCGTCGCAACTGTTTGGCCACGTAAGGTGCGCATCCTGGAACGTTGCCCCGGACATCACCTTTGTTGTGGTCTGGCCGGCGACACAAAATCCAGTATCCGTACTGGAGTTGATCATCGCTGTGCCGTTTATCGATAGGGTGCTGTCTGTGTCGTACACCCACTGGTAGCGGCGAAATGCAGCTTCGGGATCTCCATAATTATCCAAAAACGTAAATTGAGGTCCCGGCTCTTTGGTGATCGTGCCACCAGCATTGTTGCCGATGTAGTGATTGGGATTTCCGCCGCCTTGCTTCCAGTAGCGCATGACTTTGCCGCCGCCAGCAACATCGACGCATTTCGCTTTAAAACAAGTGAATCCAAGGGGAGTCGACGGAAGAGAACCAGTAGTATTGAACTGAATGTATCCTTCTTCTGCGCTACCCCCTCCAATGTTTGTCTTCCGCAACATCTTCCCGGATTGGGAAGGACCGCCATCGACGATAGCTACACCGACGCTTGACGGAGTATCGTTGTAATCGAAAGCACCAGAACCTAATCCAGTCGCACCGCAGAAGAATCCTTTTAGCTGAGCCTCAGTCGTGGCTTGGCTGCTTCCATTGGCTGGAAATCCAGCAGCAAAATCCCCCCATCGCCAGTGGATATGTCGTACACCTTGCCACTCGTAATCGCCAAAATTGTAGTCGGCACGCGTGCCGAATCCGCTGCCGGTGATTACGGATGCTTGGCCGTGGACTAGATCACCGCCGCCACCGGGCACAGTGAAATGCCGCGAACCGACGATGGCGATCAGTCCAGCACGAGCCATCGACGGCGCCAACGTCGGCACAAGTAGCCCAGCAGCGTTGCGCAGGAAGCGACGGCGATTCATGTTCCTCACGGCGTCCACAATGTCGGACGGTTGGCGTTGGCCCACGTCGGTGTGTGGCCCGCGCCTGACTTATCCGTGATGTCGGTAGGCGTCGGGTTCTCGTTCATGTACCAGACGCTGGCGATACCGGCTGCCGTCACCGGCGAGTTCGTGGCGCTCGCCGCCTCGCTCGCAATGTCCGATATCGTGAGCGGCGCATTGAACAGCTTGATGCCGCGCGTGATGTTTCCAGGCGTCTCGGTGTTCGTGTAACCCGAGCCCGTGCCGGCGAAATTGCTCGATGTCCAGGGCGAGCAACCGACGATGAATGCCGGACTCGTTGGTACGTTCAGATCAGCTAGCGTCAGATCTTGCTGGATCACGTAACTCGGATCGTTCACGACGTCCGGCCAAAAGGTGTGCCGCAGAATCGTGCCGCTGACCACCTCAACGGTGCGCGCATGCGTATACCAGATCCCGTTAACGACCAGCTTCGCCGTGCCTCCGGGGGACGCGATGAAGTCATGGCCGAAGAGTACCTCCGGTCCATCGCCGAGGCCCGCGATCTCGAAGTAATGGATGTCGCCAGATTCGCCTGTGCCCCCTGTCGCCTGGCCAGTCCCATTGAACGCTCCATCGCACGGATACGGATGCGTGCCGTGCTCATACTTCGAGAAGTGGAAGCTGCCGTCGTTCTCGGCGTCCCACACGTCCGCGTAATAGCCGGATTGCTGCGCGTAGAACGCTTTCCAGATGACGGTCTGCGCCGTGCGCGAGAGCAGGTTCGCACCGCTCCAGGCAAGTCGGATGTCGCTGCCTGCGGCGCCGTTGGCCAGGAAATTCAAGCCAGATTGCGCTTCAGGCGCGGCGCCGGACGTGGAATACCGCGGGCTGAGAACGATCAATGCGGCATTCGCAACCAATGGCGATGCGGCCGGAATCAACAATCCCGCGGCGCTCTGTAAGAAATGGCGACGGTCTAACAAAATTCGGTTGTCATGTGTCTGAAAACCCGCGCCGCCGGCATATTTTTGGGAGTAAAGTCAACTGCGGTAACACAACAAAAGACAGGGGAAACATGCGATGACGACCAACGTAGTCGAGTCGGTATCTGTTGCATCCAATTTCAAAGACATGGCCGGCGATGGCGTGCACCACAAGGTGTACGACATGACCCGCTTTTTGGTGCAGGGCCGCAAAGTGCTGGTCGCTGGAGCTGGCCAAGGGGCTTTCGAAAAGCGACTGATCGATGCTGGGATACCCACCGCCGAAATCAAATCCGTTGACATCTCACCACGGCATCACAAGGTGCCGGGGATCGAGTGCCTCCAGGCGGATCTCAATGACTCGATTCCGTTTGCGGATAAGTCGTTCGCGATGGTTTACGCGATCGAGGTCATCGAGCATTTGCACAACCCAAAGCGGCTGCTGCAGGAGGCGTACCGCGTCCTGGAGGTCGGCGGCTATCTCACCCTGAGCACGCCCAACCCGCATTCGCTCGCCCAGCGACTGCGCTATCTGGCCACTGGCAATCTCGCCTGGTGGAGCGAGGACGACTATCTGGGCTCAGGCCACATCCACCCGATATTCGATTGGCTGCTGGAGCGGCTGTATCGCGGGATGTTCGAGCGTATTCAGTACGACTCGCAGGCGTTCAAGTTCAAATTCATGCGGATGCCGAAGAGCAAGCTGTTCGCGATCAACAACATTTACGTGCTTCGCAAGCTCGATCACCCGTGATTGCTGCGCCCTGCGCTTCCCCCCCCAGTCCTTTCCCCGGAGATCCGCCCGCATCGATTCCCTGGCTCGTCGGGCGCGGTCCTTACGGTCGGCTGCGTTCATCGGCACGCAGTGGGTCAGGGGGCACAGCACCAGCTCTCTGAGGGCGCGGTACGGACTCACTGGATCGTTTTGCTGGCAATGTTCGCCAGCTTTGCTCGGTTCGCTACGGCGTAAGGCGGGTCGGTGAGGTGGCCGGAGATGGTCACATCGCCGTCCCGCACTTCGCGAGCACCTGCTTAGGCGTGCTCTTACCAGGATCTGGCTTGAGCAACCGGCGATCAATCAAGTTGAGTCCTTGAGCTGTGAAGCTCAGGCAGGGCGCGCCGACTGGCACGAGGCCGATTGCAGCAATCTTGATCTGGTTGTAGTAGCCCAGGTCGAGTCGGTAGCCCGTGCCGGCGACAGTGACGATGGGCGGATTGGGTGCTGGTTGCGTCGTGGCATCTGGATTACTCAGGCCCGGCGCAGAGATTGGCCCACCGACCAGGACCGCCACCACCCGGTAGTAGTTCGTGCCGCTCACCGGTCGACGCTGATAGGTCGTCGTAGGTGCGGGCACCGTAGCCAAAGCCGTCCATGGCCCTGCGGAGGCCGTGGCAGCCTCGATCCGGTAGGATGCAATGGCGGAAAGTGGCAGCGCCTCGCCAGTCGTATAGGCCGTGGGAGGCGTCCAGGATATGCAGCTGGCATCCCATGGGCAGGCTGGTGTCTGTGCCTCCGCCACGATAACCGCGGCCAAGGCGAACAGAGTCAATGCGCCGGCAGTGAAGCGGAGTGATGCCACGTGGAACATGCCTTTGAAAAAGGCCCGGTACTAGCCCGGGCACAAGACCGACCCGACAGCGAGATGTCGGGACAGGGGGTCGAGGAAATCGGGGAGCCAGAAACGAAAAACCACCTCAAGGGCGGGTTTCTGCGCTTTAGTGGCGGAAGGTGAAGGTCCTACGTGCCAAGACGCAGATACTTGTCCCGTCGTCTTTCCGCAGTCCAGTGGCGCTTTTTGCTGAGCCGGACCCTAGCTTCCGCTTCCTCAGGCGAAAACCTTCTGACCGCGCCTTTGCCGCCTGCGGCGCTATTGCATGACAGATGGCTGAACGCGATGTTGTTTTGATCGAAAAACAAGCGAGTAGTATCGGGACTGTTGAGCCACGGTGTCACGTGCTCGACGCTGAAACTATCCATATCAAGCGGCTTTTTGCAGTGGTGACATACATGCCCTGCTTCAACTGCGAGCCGAAAGAGAGTGTCCTTAACCAGCCTATGGCTGGCCGTGCTTGGGTTCATTCCAAGCTGCGATTCCCGTTTCATGGCTATCCTTTGGATGCCGAATATATAGATGGAGGAAGGTGAAGGAGTCGAACCCTCGCCGTTACAGCGCCCCGGTTTTCAAGACCGGTTGCCGGCCAACCCAGCGGCACCTTCCGTTGATGGCGGTGGGTGAAGGAATCGAACCTTCGCTCAGCGAACCGAGTACGGCTTAGCAAACCGCTGCATTGCCACTCTGCCAACCCACCAGGATCAGATTAACGATCGACTGGAGG